CTGGAGTGCTCGTCTTCATGCGTACTGATGTAAATCGGGTCGCTTGAGGCATTCGTATGCAACGGTATAACAGGTTTCGAGAGGATGGGGACTACAAGTCTTACCAACCTTTCATGATCACCGGAACTTATCCCGGTGGAGGGACCCCGCTTGATCCTGGTTTCGGTTGGCCTGCTCTTACTCGCCTTAGTCGAATGTGGGACAACAAAACCACACGCGCTAGGGACGATCGGACAATTCGGCCAATGCTACACCAGAAGTGGGCTTATGAGGGTACCAGATATCCCACGACCTTGATTGATCATGGGTGGTACGTGATTCCTCAACCTGGAGTCCTGCCGGAAATTGACCCGGCCGCCGTTGCGAATTACCTTCCCTTCCCAGACGGTTCTCTGTTGGATGGGCTGAACGAGTCGGCGTTTAACGCTTTCTCCGCCCGATTCCCTGAGCAAGTATCCTTCCCGGAATTTGCTCTCGGTCTACGTGAATTAAAGGCATTATTGCCTGAGGTTCAAGAGACCGTCCAACAGTCCATCGCCTCCGGGTTCCTGGTCAAGAAGTTCGGTTGGGATAACCTCACCTCCGATCTCCGGAAACTCGGAGCGTTAGCTGCCAACGTTGAGAAACGCATGATTTTCTTACGAGAATCATATGGCAAGCCAACGACCTTGCATTTCTATCGGCCAAACGTCCACTCGATCCCTAACGGGGTCGTGTATGAGCGCAGGCTGAACGACGTGTGGGGTACAAAGATGGAATTGATGACCTATCGCTGTGACTATCGCGCTACTACAACATTGTTGCAGTACCTCGAACATCTCAATGACGTCATCGGTTACGTCCGGGCCTTTTCGGGTGCGCTTGGTTTGAACAATCCACTGAAAGCAGTGTGGGTTAATCTGCCAGGTAGCTTCATCATCGATTGGTTTATCGATGTCAGCAAAGCGCTCGATCGTCTCGCGACGATTCAGCCCGCCGAAGTGTGGAACACGTACAATACGTGCTATACTCTGAAGCAGACTGCGTTGTTTCGGGTCGGGGTCGTGGACCAGTATGCCAGTCCGTGGAAGCCCTTTGTTGCGGGCTCGACAACTGGCACTCTACGTTACACGGCTTACAGGCGGGAAGTCGGACTTCCACTCACGTCGGACTTTATTGTCCACGGAGTTACTAATCCAGATCAACTGCTGTTGTTGGCCGCGCTAGCCTTTGCCAATACTCGGCACCAATCTGATTGGGATTTAACACCCAGTCAGACGTCCGAGCACGTTGACATAGACTATTCGGGATATACCGAGTAGAATAGGCCGCTACGCGCACAGTTTCACGAAAGGTTGTCCTTCCATGCTATCGAGCACGCTTACCCTGAATGGTCATGATGGTGCCGACTATGTCTTCAACGAGGTTACCCCGGAGAAGGGTGGTCGGCAGTGGATCTATGCCCCGTCAAACCTGGTGGAGTCCGTTTACTTGGGCATCCGCCATTCGCTGTCGGGTCGTGGTCCAGCGGCCGTTGACCGCCATCTTACGTGGTTAACATACACGCTTATTGGGAGTGATGGCAAGCCCTACACGGGCGGTGTCAACATTACCCATATCGTGCCACGTAACGCTGTGTTCACCTCGGAAAAGGCGCGTCAGGCTTTCGCCATTCCCGCGGGCTTAACTTTTGGTGGTGCTTTCAGTGCTACTACAGGTTTTGCAGACACAGCATTCATCAACAACCTCCTCGTCGGCGGCTCGTAGGATTCAAGACGAGTTAGTCGGCCTCGATTCGCGTGGGGGGCTTTGGAAAGGACACCCAGTTGGGCACCTTCGAAAAGCCAAATCCGATCGTTTATCGGGACCTTGTTGTGGAGCTGCTTCGGTGCAACCCGCATCAATCGCATGATTCGTTCCATAAAGACCTCGTTGCCGATATTGCGACAGTAATGTCAAGGTTCGGCGCTGAGGGGCTCTCGTTCCTAACAAAGTCCCTGCCCAAGTTGGGTAAGGCTCTGGATAAAGGACTAGAGGAATCTCTGTTCTCTCGTCCACGGGAGTTTAAAAGCTCTCGTAAGGGCGATTGTAGGCCCGCTTTCCTGCGGGTGTACTTTAACAGAGTATTCGACGAGAATGGGAAACTTTTGGACGATGCAGATCCTGTCGCCGTATGTCACGTGCGTCAGATCTGCTTCTTTGGGTACAAGATTGAGCTTCCTTACAATCGTAAAGATGAAGCCCGCGTGGTAAGCGACTTCGTTCGGACCGAAAGTGAGCTCGATTTTACTCTCGACACTGACGGCGAAGCCACTTTGGCTGCTGCTAGTTACGTCCTGAGGGATGTCTTCCGTGACTTTGATCACAAGGACATCGTTCCCAGACACGGTCCAGGGGCGGTCTCGACTGGTGAACGCCTCGAAGAGAAGTGGAGTTTCTCCCGTCTCTACGACAGTATTCATCAGGTGTACCCCTATTACCAATACATGGTTGTAGGGGGTGCTCGTGAGGTGGAGGATCGATTGGACTGGTATAAATCCATGCAGCGTCTTAAAAGTGGCGTTGCTAAGGTCATACTGGTCCCAAAAGATTCTCGCGGTCCGCGTCTCATATCCTGTGAACCATTGGAATTCCAGTGGATCCAGCAGGGTCTGGGGCGGAAGTTGGTCGGCCACTTGGAGTCCCACCGGATTACTCGTGGTCAGGTCAATTTCACCAACCAAGAGGTCAACAGGAAGCTAGCGTTGTCCAGTTCTTGGACACGCGAATTTGCAACCCTAGATCTTAAGGAAGCGTCCGATCGCGTCTCAGTGAAGCTAGTGTCTGGGCTCTTCAAAGAGTGTCCAGACCTCCTACGCGCACTGTTAGCGTGCAGAACCACCGCTACAGTCCTTCCCAAGCGGGGAGGAGTCCTACGGCTACGCAAATATGCGCCCATGGGGAGCAGTCTTTGCTTTCCAGTGATGGCGACTGCTGTGTGGTCTCTGACCGTAGCCTTCCTTTGCAGGAAGCTCGATGCAAGACCGGAGTCAGTCGGGCGAATGGTGTACATCTATGGGGATGATTTGATAGTCCCCACGGAGCATGCCAGGGATTGCATGCAGAACTTGGAGCGGTTTGGCCTAAAGGTTAACGCCGCGAAGAGCTGCATCGACGGGTACTTCCGCGAATCATGTGGCATGGACGCTTTCAAAGGCGTCGAAGTCACACCGGTTCGTTTACGTACACCGTGGACCGGCAGAAGATCGGATGGTTCGTGCTTGGCGTCCTGGGTTAAGACAGCGAACGCGTTGTCAGCGCTCGGGTACCATGATTGCGCGAACCTGATGTGGGTGTGGCTTGAACGGTTATACGGTAAAATGCCGTTCGTTCTACCAACCTCACCTGTGTTAGGTCGTGTGACCTCCTCTCTCTTAGATGTGATCCAGCAAAACGCTGGACGCTTTAGGATGAAGCGAGACACGGAACTACAGAACGTCAAGATCTTAGGGTTGTATGCCCATTCAGGCAAAGTTCCCTCGGAGCTCGATGGCTGGCAGCGACTCCTTCGAAACGTTGTTTCGGGGGCATCGACTGACCCATCCGTAGTTGTTTTGCCACGTTCAATGAAAATCAAAC